AAGGTGTTATAACTAAGATTAGTTGGATAGAAGTGTTAAACTAATCCAACTAAATATATCATGACGGAGGTTGGCATCCTCCATTGACCTTTACAAAACTTCAAGTCTTAGATGGCTAGAAAGCGGTATTATTCCGTAAGAGAAATACGTGATGATACTACCAACGAAACACTAATGATTTTGCATTTCCAGTAAAGGGGAAATGGATGGAAGATACTTCGTTATTCTATTGTGTATCTTCTTATAGCAATGTAGACAGATGGTGCTGAAACGCATCTATACACTCGTCTATATTAGCCAAGATCATTATATCTAAGAGGATACAATGGTTCTTTTTAAAAAAACAGAAACCTTCCCTAATTTAACTAGAGGAGAAGGTTTTGTGGTAGGATTGATCTTTGCGATCATTATAGCAATGTTTATTCCAACCAAGACGGTAACCAAATATATTATGGTACCTGAAGTCAAAGTAATTGAGAAGGTTGTTGAAAAGCCGGTAATTGTCAAGAAGCCTGTATATGTCAGCGCACATGATAAACGCCAAATCCAATGCCTGGCAGAGAATGCTTATTTCGAAGCAGGCAATCAATCAACAAAAGGTAAAGTAGCCGTAACTAATGTTGTTATGAACCGAGTCAAGGATGAAAGATTTCCTAAATCGGCTTGTGCTGTTGTTCACCAGAAGTCACGTGGCGTTTGCCAGTTCTCCTGGGTATGTGAAGGCAACAAGCGTATTCGTAACATGGCTATGTACGCTGAATCGAAGCGAGTCGCCGAGAATGTCTACCTAGGTAATACAAGAGATGTGACAAAAGGCGCAAAATTCTATCATGCTAATTATGTAAATCCTAACTGGGGTATGCGACGTGTGACCCAAATTGGGGCACATATTTTTTATAGAGGATGAATTATGAATGAAGATCTGAAGCTTACTAAGATTATTGATAATGATAAATTCTATAAAGATGTAGATACGCTTGTAAAAAAGCACAATTTACCTTATATGGATGCTATAGTATATTTTTGTGAAAAGAATGGAATAGAAATTGAAACAGCAGCTGCTTTAATTAAAAGTAACTTCAGAATCAAAGCTCATGTACAATCAGAGGGCGAGGCATTAAATTATCTACCGAAGACATCTAAACTTCCAATTTAATGCCTCGCCTTTTTAACGGAGGTCTTATGTCGCCGTTTGAATCTTATAAAATGTTTCTGGCAATTAAAATGCACTTTACTACACCTGGTTATGATTATATAAAATATCAGGGTAAAGTAGGTGCAAAGATTGAGTCATTTGAACGTCGAAGAGATAAGTTTCAGTTTGCCAAACTAGCTAAGAAGAAAGATCCATTGTACTTCTTAGTATCTAATTTTGTTTATGACAGTCCAACTTGGATTGGGGATCTTCTTACAGAAGAAGCAGAAAATAATTTTGCAGAGTGGCAGAAAAAACAACAGTCTCTGACATATATACTAACAAACGAAATAAATATGCTAGACGATGACTTCGTCTCTTATTTTAAAGTAAAAGATGGTCAGCATCCATTACTTTTAAATATGTACAAGCAGAAGAAATTGTCAATTGAAACATTAATTGTTTTGAATGACATATTGACTTTTTTCCCTATCTGGGATAAAAAGTTAAATGACACTATTATCTGGCCTAGTATCAGAGACAAGTGTCTAAAATACCGTCAGTTTATACATTATGATAAGGCTAAACTTAAACAAGTAGTTAAGTCTATGATGACGGAAAGTGTATTATGATATTACGTAATACAAATCATACAACGCAACATTTCGAATATACGGAGAATACATATGTCTTTTAATGATCTAAAGCGCTCTTCAGCGGCAAGTTTTGAAAAGCTCACTAAGGAGCTTTCTAAGCTAAACACCAACAACAACTTTGACAAGTCAGCAGACGATCGTATGTGGAAGCCCACTGTCGATAAGGCTGGTAACGGCTATGCTGTTATTCGCTTTCTGCCTGCGCCGGCTAATGAAGATGTACCTTTTGTACGTATCTTCAGCCATGGCTTTCAGGGTCCTGGTGGCTGGTATATTGAGAACTCACTGACCACTATTGGTCAGCAAGATCCGATTGCAGAACATAACAGTAAACTATGGAACTCAGGCAACGATGCGGATAAGGAAACTGCCCGTAAGCAAAAGCGTCGCCTGAACTACTATAGCAACATCTATGTTGTGAAGGATCCTGGCAATCCGGAGAACGAAGGTAAGGTATTCATTTTTAAGTATGGTAAGAAGATCTTTGACAAGATTAATGATCTAATGAACCCATCATTTGAAGATGAAAAGCCAGTTAATCCTTTTGATCTATGGACAGGTGCAAACTTTAAACTGAAGATTCGTAAGTTTGAAGGATATCCAAACTATGACAAGTCGGAGTTTGATAGTCCGGCTCCACTACTTGATGATGATGACGAGCTTGAAGCAGTCTACAAGCAAGAACATTCACTTCAGGAACTAATTGACAAGAAGAATTTCAAGACCTATGCGGAACTTGAAACACGTCTGAACAAGGCTCTTGGTCTTGTCGGTGGAACAGCACGTACAGAATCTAAGTCTAACTTTGATGATGACGACGATGTTCCTTTCGAGAAGTCGGAACCACAGTTCAAGTCAAAGCCTGCTCCTGCGCCTAAGGCTCAGGAAGATGACGACGATGAAGATTTTGAATTCTTTAAGAAACTGGCTGAAGAAGACTAAGTCTAACTATATGTCAAGGAAAAGAGGGGGCTTTGGTCCCCTCTTTTTTGCTTAGTGAAGGCCATCCACACCCATAACATATTTCATAAACCAATTTGGTTCCCATGAAGATTTCTTTTTAGGAGCTGGAGGTGTCTTAGGTCTTTGAGCAAGCGCTTGAGCACGGGCATTAGGATCTGCTGAAACTATGCCTCCGCCAGGATTATAAGGCATATTTGGTATATTTGGTTTTTTATTTGGTTGTAACAACGGAGCCATTAAGGTTTTTAACCATATAGGTTCACTGTTTGTTAGGTCGGGATTACCGGCAACAATCCACTTATTCCTCTTTAGGAATTCTAGAGGATCGATTTGCGTACCCCAGCCCCCTCCTCCTTTTCTTATCTCAAAATGTAGATGAGCACCAGTAGATTTACCATCTCTTGCATCACCAGTATCTCCACCAGAAAGCCCTATCAGATCACCTTTTTTAACGGCTTGTTCTTTTTGTACGTTGAGTTTGGATAGGTGTCCGTATGTAAAGTAAAGCCCTTCTCCTGCTTTTATTTGTACAGCAAGACCTTGTCCTCCATGTCCATCACCGCCTGGGCTTACTTTAGCGTACTCAATAATACCATCGGAAGCAGCGTACAGAGGTGTACCTGTAGGTACGCTTACGTCTACACCAAGATGTTTTTCCCAACTACCGTTGAGCATTCTGAAACCGTAACCACTAGTTATATTGCTGCCACTAACTTTGCCCCCGGTCATATTTGTAAACCCGGACGCAGTAATTAAACCACTATTAATTAAATTACGACCAGCATTTATTTCATTGACATTGATATTATTAGAAGATAACACACTCAATATACTAGACGCATAAGCTGGGTTAGGATTATATCCGTTCTTTACTAGAGCTTCAATTGCTTGCTGAGGAGTTAAGCCTTCTGGAATATTTTTATTCCATTTTTTAACATGTGCAGCAATGGCATCGTCAATAGAGTTGTATTTTACATACATCTGCATCTGACCTGTGCCGTTATCACGTGCTACTACGTGAGGCTGACTCTCTACAGCATGTTGACCAAACGGATTGTTAGACCCTGCAGGCATACGAGAACCATAACCAGATTCCCAAGCCCACTGAGCAGCAGTTATCTCCGGATATGGATCTCCTAACGCTATTGCGCGATCCATTATATCTTTAAAATCATCACGTATATTGCCACTAGGCGTATAGTTACCTGTAACGTTACGTGTAAAGAAGTCTTTAGCACTCTGGAAGGCATTACCTAACCATGTTGTAAAGCTAGATAGCATACTAGACTGCTGCTGCCTAGCTCCGCCTGTAATAGCTTCTGATCCTGGAGCATTAGGTCTAATAACCTTTACAGCATTAGCAGCATTCTTTACTAGCTGTTTAGATACTTTATCTTGTTTAGGTTCTTCTTTTTTAGGACGTATTCTTTTTTCGGCTTCTTCTTTTTTCTTAGTAAGATCCGCATTAGTACCAGTTATTTGTTTATCTGTAGTAGTCCCTGGCTTAGTATTTTTCTTTAGCCATTCTCTAGCTTTGTCAGAAGCACCACCTCTGTTATTAGGCCCATAAGCGTCCCGAACCATTTTATAATAGAAAAGTGGATCGCCTTCTTGTGCTTTGTTTATATCTGCGTTACTGTAGTTCTTACCATCAATCTTCCAACCTGCTGTAAAGCCTTGTTCGTTATAGATAGGCTCCATACCATAACGTTTCAGACCGTTTGCCTGTTGCTGTTCTTCGCCTTGTGTAGATTTCATAAAAGAATCTAAACCGTAGACCATAGCAACTGTAGTAAGAGTCGCGAGACCAGCGAAGACAGCAGCTGTTAATGCTCCAGCACTAAGCACTTCTCCCGCGGCCAGATCTACTAAATCGGTTATATCCGGACCGCCGTCGCCCCCTCCACTTAAATCTAGCTGTCCTAATTTTTCAGCTAGTGTATTGGTCTTCTCTGTTAAGGCGTTTAGATTTTCTGTAAACTCTGCAAAACTAAAAGATGTTAACCCGGAATTACTTTCAGCAGAACCTCCCGTGTTCTGCTCCATGTAGGCTTCTTTTCTAGCAGACTCGAAAGAAGTTCTTTTAGCATCTTGTATTTTAATAAAGTTAGACGTATACGTCAGAACTTTATTAAATTCGTTTTCTATATCAGTTAATGTATTTGAAATAGATGTATATGTCTGTTTGAGTGTGACAACTACAGGCTCTTCTGTTTTATCTTCAGAGGAACGTGTCCTTGTTTTTACTTTATTAAGACGGATGATATTTACGATTTCTTGAATAGAATCGTCTTCAAGACCTTCAAAAATAACTTTATATTTGCTATCCATTGCCTATTACCTCAATAATACAATACAGAAATATTGAAATCGCTCATAGGATAGTTTGGATCCGGAACATCTCCCATTCCAACAAAGCCAGGTCTGTTAGTAGGTATAAAGGAAGGCACTCTAGGTCTACCGGCCATATCTAAATTAGGCATATACGGTTCTTGCATTGCCGCAGTCTGAGCAATCTGAGCTTTTGTAATATCCGAACCAGGTGTGTTTGGATTTGATATTTGCATTCCGTTAATTTCTGGGGATGCCGCTGCAGAGGAGGTACCTGAACTAGCTGCCGACGCAACCGGTTTACTTTCTGATGTAGCATCTTGTCTAGTTTTACCTCCAGCATTATTATTTTCAGCAGGAGTACTGGTACTAGAAGGTGCTCCAGTGTTAGTTGTTTGTGCAGGTGTTGGAGTTGGAGTCGGTGCTGACTTAGCACTCTTTGGTGCAGGTGCGGGTTGTGTTAGAGAAGGTTTACTTGGTACTCTAAATACATCTGATAATAAACTAGTGGCAGAGGTAGAAACTATGTCAGATATACCTTTAAGTCTAGGATCACTATCTGCCTTATCTGGTGTTGTATTATATACCTTAGCGTATAAGTCTCTGGATATAGCAGCCACTAGAGAAGGAATTGCTTTAAGAGGACCCTCCATACCTGAACTAGCGTTAATACCAGCACCACTAATATCTCCACTAACAATATGCTCAGCAGCAACTGTAGGATTAACACCCGGTGTGAGTATATCAGTAGCGCTTAAATTATTTTTATTAATAGTTTTAGCAAGCATATCCCGTGCCATTTGAGTAATAGCATCGTTTTGTGTTGTCTGCTTTCTAGAACCTATTTTATCTCCTGATATGGTCTCGCCAATTTCTTTACTTACAGTAGACTCAGGTACAGTATTATCTTTAGATTCAGTATTATTGACTGCCTTTTGTGCAGAGGCTAAAGCGTATGGAGCGGCAGCTGCAAGAGTACCCGCAGTTAATACACCTCCAACCTTTAATGCTGTTATAGCACCTTTGATGTATTTTCCATATCTGCTAGGTCTTTGTGGGCCGTTAGGACCTACAGCATCATTATTTTGATGGGGAAGATCTGTTATGCCAGATCCACCTTGACCGGATATTAATTGTTCAACTACATCAGTTAATTCTGTAAAGGCTTCTGTTAGACTTACAAGAGCATCGTTAGCTGGTTGAATTTCCATGCCCTGAAATTCATCAGTAGACATCTGTGAAGCATCTTTAGCTTCCAACGTGTTTTCTTTGAAGGTACGCTTTGCCTGTTGTATTTCAGCTACTAGAAGTTCCTGTTGTTTTTTAGTCAACAGACCCATACTGCGCACAACCTTTAAAATAGATTTTAACTGTTGGTCAATGTCGGTTAAAGAAGGATCTTTAATTTTGTTTACAGTATCTGGTGTATCTAAAGAAGGTAGATCTGCATTTCCTCCAGATTGCGAACCTTCCTTTAAGGCTGCGCCAACTGCACCAAAATTGTCAGTAAATTTACCACCCAGGTCCATACCGAACCCAATGCTAAAAGAAGAGTCGAACTTACCTTTAATGTTTCTGCGATAAAACTTACGAGCACGCACCATTGCTCTTTTACCTAAACGAGAGGTTCTCGTGGCAATAGATCTGCCTCCACGAAGTGCGGTACCTGCTAAACCTGCTAATTTACCATATATACCCAACGAGTATTACCTTTTCTCTAACGCTTCTTTTTCTTTTTCTAAAAATGCCATTAACATTTCCACATATATTTCACGTTCAAAAGGCATCAAGTTTTCAATTTCAGATATAGAATATTTGTGATGCTGAGCTAACGAAAATACTGTCTGGTAGTAATTCGCTAATGTATTATAACTCAGCCCCAGGTAAAAAAATCACTGAGCGTAGTTAGCTCAATTACTCGGTTATTACCTAGTGAATTAGTATATTCGATCTTGTAGTACATCTTTGGAATACTACTAAAGAAATCTCGAATCTTATTGAATGTATTGATATCTAGACTGTCAAGAAATTCATTGACTTCTTCAACTGTCTGTTCTTCAATTGGATATACTGTTTCTACATCAAACACAGACTCAATACATGAACGTACTAGATACTCTACAAGATCAGTAGGAGTTGCGTTTTCAGGTGCTTTATTAAGAATGCTTACAGAAGGATACTTCATCTTAATACCTAAGGCATCGTTAATTTCAATAATATTAGAAACCTTGTTATCCTGAAGCATTTCTACTTCTTCAAGATCAATGCTAAAGTCATACACCTTATCATCTTCGATATCCCGATAAGAAACATCGATAACGTTATTAACAGAACGTGCTCTTAATTTAAGAAACAAGTATTCTAGATCAAATGTTGCTAGTGTATCAACATCGAATTTATCATCTTGAATACAATTCTGTAGTACTTGCTTAATAGCCAGTACAATGTCTTTCTCAGAACCGGATTGCTGTGCAATAAGAAGAATCTTTTCTTCTCTAACAACAAAGGGTCTAAACTTATATGACTTTCCTGTTGAAGGAACTGTCAAATCAAATAGTGGTTTGTCTATTTTAGGTAATGTCATTATTAATACATCCTTTAGTATATTGCTGGAAGGTTAGTTCCTGGAATTCTTGGTTCGTTGTCGATTATTCCGCCGGGAGAAGCAATTCAGCTTATAGGTTTAGTTTTCACATCTCCCGTATATGTTATTTTAAAATCTGTGTAATTAAACTGAATAGGTAATCTGATAATTTCTGATTCGGATCCCCAGTTTAAATCTATAGATGGTAGAAATTTAGGATAGGCTCTAAACATTGTTACTGATAAAACTTTTTTGCCAGATTCTGGATCTTGCGTTGTGTCGTATACGTCTATAGTTATATCCGCATTGTAATAGTCCTTATAACCTACTTCATAAGATTGCTTGGTCTGACCCAAGGATTCAAAGCCTACAATACTATTAACCCACTTATAAAAGAATTCGTATACTTTGCCTTCTGCGTCTAGAATGAATACTAGATTAACATCGTCAAACGTAACACCATATGGAACACCTTCCATTGGTCCATAACCTAGTCTAATACCTACATTATCTGCTGTAGCAAATGCCATGCCAGGCAACTGTGCTTGTTCACAACGTATAGTTATTTGATCCGCCTTTGCAAGCCCCGGATCATTTTTTAAATATTTAGGTATAGTGATAGAAGCTAAGAATCTATTAGATCTCATAACTCCCTTAGTAGAAATCTCTGAGTTAAACTTCTCAATATTAAACATGTTTAACCTATAACCTTTTTGCTGTTAGCCCATACCTGAGTCTTAGATGCCTTAGTAAATCGTTCAGTAGGCAGAAATAAAGCTATATCCCATTCTGATGGATAAACATAATAGAATTGTGTTTGTACGTGATTTATAAGATACTGTTTAACACAAGGTTTAAAATATTCAAACTGTGAAGCACCGTTTAAAGCATCATAACTTAATTTTAATTTAGTAGATTCATCATATCTAGTATTGTTTTTTAAATCATATAATGCGTCCATTAGTATAGCACGATATGTTAGAGGCAGGTAGTGTAAGTTAATACCCCAGAATCTACCACGCTCTACTTTAAAGGGAAATATTAAAGGAAATCTATCATAGAATGGCAGAGTATCTTTATGCTTAGGATCGTACACATACATGTACATATTACCAGGCTTTAATGTATTAGTTAATCTCTGAGTATCATCTTTCATTAACTTCTGTTCACTAACACTACCATAACTAGAAGCAGCATCTCTATACCATTTACGTGCGCTATCTGTACGTGAAGGAATCTGCCCTGCACGAACACCTTTTGTTAGAATAGTATCAAATACACCAGCCATTAAACAATAAATTCCTTTAAAAAGTAAGTCCGAGATCTTTTTCAGTTATGATCTGAAACTTCCAACCTCTATCTTCACAATACGCTTCTGCGTTTTTCCATTTGGCAGAATTAATACCCCATGTCTGCACTTCTGTTATATAACGCCTATTAGGTTTATTTTGTACTGTAGGCGGCTTAGTTTGTGCAAACGGTTTAACTTCAATTATTACATTTTCAATAGTACCGTCTGGATTTCTTTTCTTCATATAAAAATCAGGAAAGTATCTATGTCGTCTGTTATCTATTGGACTTATGTAAGGTATAATAATTTCTTCTGAGGACCATTCGAGTATATCAGGATGTGAATCGAACTTCTGCATAACCATTAGTTCCCACCTACTACGATAAATAATCTTAGTTGGATCTCCTCTATACTTCTGAGGATTCTTTGGTTTGAATGTTCCTTTATATGCCATATTTCTCTGAGTTTGTTATAAATATAATAGTAAGAATTCTGCGTTAGAATACGAGTATAAATATATTTATACCACCTAAGGACACGTAAATGGCATCTAATAACCCTGCTGATTATGTCAAAAGTACTAATCAATCTCCCATCGATAGATTAGTTACGTCAGCTATTTCTAACTCTGTATCTGGAAGTTCTTCCAACGCAAAACAGGTAGCACAACCTGTTGCAGAGAACTATTTAAACATAGGTCTTTCATATAGTAGTGTAGAGGCTTTTGCAGCATTACAAACTGATAAACTATTATCAGGTGCTTCCGATGCATACTATGCGTTCGCGGGTAAATCTACTTCTAGAACAGGTGCTTCTGATATAGCTCATCTACGTAGAAATAGACTATCCACTACACAAGAATATCTATCTAAAATCAACCCATCCACTAAGATTGCAGGAAATCGTAATAGTGGTGAAGTTGAAATTCTAACGGTGGTATAACATGGCTGAAAATGCACTTCCTCAACCAGCCGATGATCAAAAAGCTAGTAATAACGCACCTCCGGCTCCAGAAAGTATTAACGGTTCTCTGTTAGGTAAATACTACTCCAGATTATCTATCGGACAATATAAGAGGCCTAGTCCGTTTACAGTAAGCGAATACAACGTTGTTACTATTATTAATTTACCCCTACCTACAGAACTTTCAGACTCGACGACAGTAGGTTATGCAGGATCGGATTTCGAATCTGTTGGGGATCTTGCTAACCTAGACTTAGGCGGCGCCGCAGAATCGTTTGCTTTACGTAACGGTACCTCACTTGCTGGTAATATCGCTGGAAAAATACTTGAGAACAACCCTGTGGGTAAAGCAATTACAGGTGCTATAGACATGGCAGGAAGCAGTAAAATTATACCTTCAGCATTACAACAAGCTTCTGGTATTGCTCCTAACCCAAATCCGACTGTAGTATTTCAAGGCTCTTCACTTAGAGATTTCTCACTAACGTGGATGTTTTCACCTAAGGATCCAAAAGAAAGTGCTAACCTACAAAGGGTTATTAAGTTACTTAAAGCCGCTGCGCTCCCGGAAAATACATTTTCAAATTCTGGCGCTATTCTAAACTATCCTAGAATAGTTCAGCTCAATTTCTTTCCATGGGATATGCAAAAAATTTCTTCGGACATAAACAACCAATGGGGATGGACAGAAGAAAGTATTATTAAAATTAAAAAATGCATGATGCAATCAGTTAATGTTAACTATGCTCCGAGTAATGTACCCGCATTTTTTAAAGAAGATGCGGAAACTAAAACTAAGTATCGTCCTGTAGCTGTTTCTATATCTATTAATTTTAAAGAAATCGAATACATGTTGTCTGGAGATTGGGAAGGCAAATTTGCAGATACGACACTACTTGGAACAGTTGCTGAAGAAGTTACGAGTGCAGTTACTAATACCATTGTAGACACGGCGAAGTTATTGGCCAAGTACCTGTTGTAATCGGTCAAAAATAGCATCCGTCTAAACATTTTCATATAAGTAAGAAACGAGAACATGAACTATTTTAACAAGATACCAACTATAACATATAATGGTGTTCCTGCTAAGAATCTGCTTGCCAGAGCAAAGTTCTCTGATAGAGTCAAACGCGAACGTACACTATTCTTGCCATATACTATGAAAGAAACGGATAGACCAGATCTATTATCATATGACTATTATGATGATTCTGGTTATGAATGGCTAGTGCATTTTTCTAATAATGTTATAGATCCTTATTATGATATGGCTATAACAGAAGACGATCTATATGGACATATATTATCTAAATATGGATCTATTGAAAAGGCTGCTAGAGGTGTTGCCTTTTATCGTAATAACTGGTCAGACTATGCTGAAGAGAGATTGTCTCCGTCACAATATGAAACTCTACCTGGTAACTATAAAAAATATTATGTTCCTGTTTTAAATAACGATTATGCCGTACACTCTTATAGACGCAAACAATTTGATGATACTAGATCAACTAATAGAATCGTAACTATGTCTATTACTAATATTACAGGTACTTTCATTTTAGGCGAAGAGATTCAAGTTAACGGTACTAATTATGGTTTCTGTACAAATAATGGAACTACTCAAATAAGTGTACAGCATGTAACTGGTTCCTTTGCTATAGGCAATATTATTACTGGTGTCGATTCTGGTGTTACAGCAACAGTATATGCAGTTGCAGCTCCTGTTTATAATATACCCTTAGACGAAACAATGTTCTGGACCGGTGTATCTTTCTTTGATTACGAACAAGAGCTAAACGAAATTAAGAAAGAGATTTCGTTAATCGATGCATCGTATAAGAAACAAGTTGAGTCAGAAATAAAGAGGCTAATGAATACATAATGTCTTTTAATCTTAAAAGTTTCTTACGTGGAGTAGGTCAAGATATTCTAGCTAATGTAGAGAAGAACATCTACAAACGTGTCGATGAGAGTATGCAGTCTAATAAAGGCGGCGATATACGTGACAATATCCCTGGGGATATCAATATACAAGAAATCGTATTACATAGCACAACTGGCGACAAGACATATAACTTAATTAACCAGGCAAAACGAATAGACATATACGAGTCTATGTTTTCTCCTATTATATTTGCAGATTTTCTCATTGCCGACGCATCTAACATGCGTGCTAACTTTGGCTTAAAGGGTGAAGAGTTTATCACTATTAAATATAACACACCTGGTGCTGTAGGTAAAGAGTGTTTCTATTATTTACGTGTGAATGAGCTAGCAGATGAAATGCCTGTAGGCGCTACTAATAAAGTAGTAACATATACACTTAGGTGTTCTTCAGCAGAATATCTTAATAACTTCCCTATTCAAGCTATACCGGTTAGAGATAGGAATTATAGCGATGTTGTCCGTGAAATATTAGAGAAGTACATACACACACCTAAGACTATTACAATCGAGCCTACGGTTGGATTAGATACACAGATAGATCTGATCTCTATGGAGCGTCCTTTTGTTGCTATAGATCATCTTAAACACTATTCTTTTTCTGGCGTCTATAAAACACACTCATACACATTCTTTGAAAACAAGAATGGATTTAATTTTGTTACAATAGAAAAATTAATGGATGATGGTGCTAAAACAATAGATCAAAATCTATCAGACAAAGAGTTCTTTACTGATACTATACGTAAAGAAGATATTAGAGACGTTAATGTTCGTAACATTATCGCATATAATAAATTAGTTAACGGTGGCACGGTTAATCAAACACTAGCTGGCGGTCTTAACAATGTGGGTGTTAATTATGATTGGTCTAAAGGCTCTTTAGACGAAGTAACGACTACACACGGCAATCTATTAAATAATGTAAAACTAGCAGAGAATCCAGTAGGTTCTACTGTATCGCCTAGTTTTCAAAATAGTTATGGAGCATCACCTGGCACAATTATGTCAGTCATTCCTACTATGGATAGTAAAAATCCATATTCTATTGCTCAGAAAATTGGTATTTTAAAACAGTATATAGAAGTGTTAGCTAAACATATTGTACAAATATATGTATATGGGGATTCGGATATTACTGTAGGCGATATGATTAAGTGTAATTTTGCAGATGTAACTTCGTTCGACAATACTTCAGGTCTCGATAGAATAGACACAGGAAAGTATCTAGTATCTAAAGTTAGACATTGCATTTTAAATCAGGATCGTCCGCAGTATAATATGTCGCTTGAACTTATTAGAGGCTCGACACCTTCAGGAGAAATATGGTAATGGGTATAGCTCAACAAATGGGACGTGAAGGTTTTCACTGGTTCGTTGGTATTGTTAAAAAGATTGACGGCGATCCAAAGAAACTCGGTAGAGTTAAAATACAAATTATCGGGCAACATCTTAATGATGTTGATCCAGATATTTTACCATGGGCTTCATTTATGATGCCTACTACTAGTGCTTCTTTGGGTGGTGTAGGCGATACTCCTAGTGTCTCTATTAATACTCATGTTGTAGGTTTCTGGGTGGATGGATACAATAAACAGCAGCCAGTTATTTTTGGCACACACTTATTTAATCCAGACGATGACGATGGATCTTCTAAGCACTCTCTTTCACTGCTAGCTCGTGGTGAAAATATTATTAAAAAAGAAAAGATAGGATCCGTAGAACCAGATTCTCCTTACCAGGCAGAGTACCCACACAATCGTGTTATTACTACTAAGTCGGGTCACGTAATTGAACTAGACGACACTGAAGGAGCCGAACGCATACACATCTATCATAGAAAAGGTGCGTATATTGAAATTGACAAAGACGGCAAATTAGTTGTTAAGACACCTACGGATAGTTTTGATATTACTGGCGGTATAAAGACTATCTCTGTTACTGGAGATTGTAGATTAGAAGTAGGCGGCAATTTAAACGCTACTGTTAATAAAGGTGTGCAGATTGCGGCAGAGGAAGATATTGTTTTGGCTACACGCGGTGCTATTGAACTAATGGGTAAAAAGGGTATTAGGCAATCTTCAGCAGGAAGTATTACAGCTACTAGCAAGACTGGTTTCTCTGTTACGTCTGGTAGTTTCTCTACAGCGGGTAAAGCAACTATAGGCAATGCTGCAAAAGGTACTGGACGTTTTATTTCTAACGGCAATACGCTAGTATTTGAAGATGGTATTTGTGTAGATATTATAAAGGCGTAAAGAGATGGCAGACGATATAATCCAAATCAATCACATCTTGTCTGATAGTATTCTAAACGCACCACCTATTGAGGTAAATACACAAGTAGACCTGGCAAAACTTATGATGCCTCCTGTTGTTAGTGATGCAGGTTGCCGTGCTAAGTTAGAAAAAAGAATCGATAAGGAGTCTGAACTAGATTCCATTGTTGCTTTTGTTAAAAGTGCTACTGAAAAAATTAGTAACGCTACAGAGTGTTCTGAATTACAGCGTGAAGCTAAGAAAGCTCTAAGTAAAATAGGTATTGAAATAGACAATATTAAAGATTCTATTCAGCATCAGTTAGATAGTATTTTACCTCTTGCTAGCGTTCCTCTTAATCCGTTTAAACTACCTAAGTACATTAAGAAAGCAACCGTAGGGCGTATTCTACCGGATCTTCAAGCTGCGCTCAGAGAAATTAAAAAAGTTTTACAGCTGATAAATGCACTTAATGATTTAATTAAAGTAGTAAAGCAGATCGAACCTAAATTAAAAGCATGTGCTATTAGTACTCGAAATCTGGTAAAGAACTTTGCTTTAGATGAACTCGATAAAGTATACGACCGAGCTATTACAAAGATTGCACAAGAAATATCCGATGCTATCTGTGATGGACTTGAAGAAGTTGGATTGAATGTTGTTGACGTTATTAATGCTGTAAAAACAATAGAAGATACTATAGGAGATTTCAAAAATATTAAAACTTCAGCTGAGAGTTTCCTTACATCTGCAGGTAATCTAGTAGGAGGTCATCAGGCAGCATTACAAGATCTAACAGGTATTCCACCAGCTATTAATACGTCTTCTACTGCTGCTTTCTTAGAGAGTGTTAGTAGTAATACGGCTACGCAATATTTCCAGGATATCTCAGCAGTATTCAAACAACCTCCACCAGACCTCGTTACAATTCCTACTATTACAGGGAATCCGATTGTAGGTTCTGTACTGTTATGCTCTAATGGAACCTGGTCCTCTAATGGAGTTACTAACAACGCGGCTTTCCAATACGAAGCACAGTGGTATAGAGGAGGACTTGAAATTAAAGGTGCGAATACTTTCTCATACACCCCCGTTATCGAAGATTTAGAGCAGACACTGCATTGTGTTATTATTGCAGGCAATCACTTAAATGCAGAAATAGCTCAGTCAGCGGATACTGCGCCTGTAACATATGGTGTACCTGAAGCTAATAAGCCTGTTATTACTGGCACTGCGGCTAATAATCAGCTACTCACTTGTTCGACAGGTACATGGACAGGGGTAACACCTATGTTGTACTATTACGAATGGTACCGCAGCGATTCAACTATTGTTCAGACTAATTCTTCCAATAACACATACAAATGTGTATCCGCTGATATTGGAGGCACAATTAAATGTAAGGTAACTGTAAGCACTTCTAAATACGTATTAGCAGCAAACTCTAACGCAACCGCAACTGTAACAATCTAAAGAGAAAACAAATGTCAGTTTCAAGAGCAGATAGATTTACACAGCAAGATAGAAAGACACAAATCTATAGTGACTTTTTATCTAATCTTAATCCACACCCTGTTGCGAAAGACATCGTAAAATACGTTAACGAGCAAGCAGTTGCTAAATCCATTCGCAACCTAATGCTAACTAATCGTCGGGAAAGATTTTTTCAGCCAGATCTAGGTTCTAATATTAGGAGTCTACTGTTCGAGCCAATGGGCTCAGACACAGCGCAACTTATTATATCCTTCATTCGTCAGACCCTAGAAAATTATGAGCCGAGAGCTAAAATATTAAATATACAGGCAGTACCAGATTACGACAACAATTTGTATCAGGTCAAGGTCGTTTTTATGGTTATAAATAAACAAGAACCCGTAACTGTCGATGTTACCTTAGATAGAGTAAGATAATGGCTGCAAATTCAAGTATCATCCTTACTAACCTGGACTTTGATACCTTAAAAAATACATTCAAAGCATATCTTAAATCTCAAGACAGATTTAACGATTATGACTTTGAAGGATCTAATATGAATGTATTACTTGACATTCTGTCATATAATACGTATCATAACGCCTTCTATCTAAATATGATAGGCAACGAGATGTTCTTGGACTCTGCACAGTTAAGAGACTCTGTTGTATCACATGCTAAAGAATTAAACTATACACCTCGTTCATTTACATCTGCTGTTGCTAATGTAAACCTTACTATCGTTTCTTCAAATCCTCTGAAGAGATCTATTGTTATCCCTAAAGGCACTACCTTTACATCTAACTTCGCATCTACAACATATACTTTTTCTACTGCTGAAACCGTTGTTGTATCAGATTTTACATTAAATTCTGCAGGTACACAGGTTACCTTTATAGGAAATAACGTTAGTCTATACGAGGGTTATTTCTTAAGCGATACCTTTACATACAATATTGCTTCGCCGCCAAGAATGACTATTTCTAATAGAAACGTAGATATTTCTAGTATCGCAGTTACAGTTATCGAAGATGTAGGTGCTACTTCACTTACATATACACGAGCTACTTCTTTGTTCGATCTAACTAGCACTTCTCAAGTATTCTTTGTACAAGGTGGAGAAGGCAATAGTTACGAAATTATCTTTGGAGATGGCGTTACAGGCAGACGTCCAAAAGACAACTCTATTATTAATATCGAATACCGTGTATCTAACGGTGAACTACCAAACGGTTGTAATACCTTTAAACCAGATTCACAGTTAGATGGGGAATCTAATGTCTCTGTTTATGTTAACACTGTAGCAGCTGGAGGCTCTATTTCTGAGAGCACGGAATCTATTAAGTATAATGCGCCTAGACATTTTACTACACAAGAGCGAGCTATTACTACTGAGGATTATGAAACACTACTCAAGTTAAACTTTCCAGAGATTAATGCAGTTACTGCTTATGGTGGCGAGAACCTAAATCCTCCTCAGTTTGGTAAGGTGTTTGTTGCTGTAGATCTAAACGAAGTAGACTATGTTCCAACAGTTAAAAGAGACGAGTATTATCGTTTCTTAAAACCACGCTCTCCTGTTTCTATTGATCCTGTCTTTGTAGACCCAGAGTATACTTATCTAGGTGTTACATCAACAATTCGTTATAACGTTAATGTAACTAGACTTACCCTAGACGATGTTAAAACTATTACAACTTCGGCTATCACCAAATACGCACAAGACAATCTCAATAATTTTAACAGAATTCTCCGTTACTCTAAATTAATACACGCGATTGATAACTCTCAGCAGTCTATTATTTCTAACGAGACAGAAATTTCTGTTATTAAAAAACTTAACCCTGAGTTGGGCAAGTTCTTAACTTTTGACGTATCTTATAATATACCTTTAAATAGCTTAATAAGCTCATGTATTTCTTCGTCATTTATTATGTACAAAGGCATTAAGGCATATATCGAAGATGATGCTAAAGGTAATTTAGTGGTTATTTCTGCTATCACAAATGCAGTTATAGATACTGTTGGTAAAGTTAATTATGATACTGGTCTATTGCAGTTCTCTAACTTTAAGATAGATAGTTATTTCAACAATAGTATTAAGTTCTCTGCTATACCTCGTTACAAAGACATTTCGACTATCAATAATGTCATATTAAATATTGTAGAAGAAGATATTAAAATCACTGTAGAACCTGTTAGGTCATAATAAATGAGAAATATTGAACAGAAGATTTCTCCGTTAATTTCAAACATGTTTCCATCTTTCTATCAGGAAGAGGGACAGAACTTTATCACCTTTATTGAAGCCTATTATGAATGGCTCGAGCAGAACTTTCAGTTAATAGATCTAATCGATAACACCGGTTTTAATGTAGGTCAGACTATTCAACAAGGCACTGTTACTGGACAGATTATTGCATTCGTTGATAAAAGTTTACTCGTTAATGTAACAGGCCTAGAAACATTCAAATGTTTTAATGTTTGCTCAGAATTTATACCTATCTCATCTACAGATAGTGCTGGAGTTACATATAGTACATATATTACAAAGGGTGGTACCACTAAGAGACTAGGACCTATATTCTTTTCTCGCAACTTGCCTAATATTAGAGATATTGATAAAACTATTGATTTGTTTGTTGTACAGTTTAAAGAAAAGTATCTTAAGAATATCGAGTTTGATATTCAGTCTAACCAACAACTGCTAGTTAAGAATTCGTTAGATCTTTATCGTTCTAAGGGTACAGAGAGATCTATAGACCTATTCTTTAGATTGGTCTATGGTGTTAGTGCTCAAACACTATATCCCGGTGACGATTTGTTTCGCCTATCTGATGCTGAATGGTACAAGCCCCAATACATAGAGATCAATAGTAGTTCTGTAGATAGAGCTATCTCTCTTGTAGGTAAACAAATCTCTGGTGTTACCTCCGGTGCCACCGCGTTTGTTGAACGATACGTTAAGAGATATATTAAAAATAGTATTTCTCATATTCTATATGTTTCTTCTGTCAAAGGCACATTTTCTGTTAATGAAATTTTAAAAAGTAGTGCTGGACTATTCGCTGACTCTCCTAGAGTTATAGGTTCTTTATCTGAAACTCGTATATTGAATAAATCAGAATACTTTAGTGTAGGCGATGTTGTTGATCTAACTTCTGTAACTGGATCTGGAGCACTCGGCAGAGTGTCTTCAGTAGAACCTGGTACTGGTAAGGTATATTTCTCCATAATTGATTCTGGCTATGGTTATACTGTTAATTCGATCGATTCCGATCAATACCACTCTCAAACAAAAACCTCAGATAAGTTTCTAACTCTTTCGAATATAAATGTTGGACCTTATGTGTCTAATGTCGTTATTAATAACGGAGGAACAGGATATACCAACACAGATCTTATCCAGTTTACAAGTCTATATAATAAAGCTACAGCTAAAATCATAACAGACTCCGCAGGGACTATAAAGAAAACAGTAGTAACTAACAAAGGCAGTGGTTTCTTTCCTTCAGTTCGAAACGAAATAACTATCACGAATTCTACCGGAGGTCCCTCGAGTGGGACTACAGCCGCAGTTCTCCCCGTTCTTAAATATCCAGAAAACTACTTTCAATTATTAGAGCCTGTAGTACAAACTATTTACACAGTTCCTTATCCAGGTACTTTAAATAGTAAATTTACTCTCGGTTCTCAGATCTATGTAAATGATGATATATTAAACTATAAAATCGTAGGTATAGATTCTGTAAACAACACTATTAAAGTATTTGCTTATAGTAAAAATATACCGATTAATTACGGCGACAATATTAAACTAGTATCGGATCCAGCTCAGACTTTTAGAGTTAGCGGACCTGCTACCGCCAACACAACTCTAGGAGAAGTCATTTATATTTCCAATTCGGGTATTATTAAACTAGGTATACCTGTAGGTAATATTACAGATTTTAGTGTAGGCGGATTCGTATATCAATTAGATGATACTAATAATATTGTTGGAAGCGGAATTATTTCTAATAATAGAGATCTTAAATTAGATGGCGGATATATTGATATCACTAATATTAGTGGAATATTTTTTAAAAATAAAAACTTATATGTAAAAGATACAATTACATATGCCGAGTTCCAAGATATTACTTTAGAAATTGCTGTAGCAAACACACAAGGTACATTCTTAGATACAAACCTACCAGGCTTATACTCTAATACTTCAGGTATTGTTGCAGATATTAATTTTGCATCTGTAGGTTCCGGAGCCGCTTTTAAGATTGGCGCGTTAACAGATACAGAAACAGTTAGCCTTAATGTAGATCAATTAGCTAATACATCTTTATTAAATAACTATATCAATAGCGGAACTTATGGATTTACTAAAGATCCCTCTGCAGGATTAAATACGATTATTTTTAAAGCCTTAGAATTTAAAGATTTTAACATAGGCTCTATTAATACATTAACAGGCATTAATCCAGGTACTAACTATACTAAAGATCCGGTCACATATACATATCAACCCTATATCACTGGTTATCAGCGCAAAGACTATATCATGTCTATTCAAGACGGGACTAGTTCATTTGTAGCAGGAGAGCTTGTCACTCAGCAAGTTGAAAAATCTTATTTAAAATTGACTGTTGCTAATACTTCGCCATTCCAAAAGAATGAAAAACTTATCATATCTAACACAAGCAGCTATACAGCTAATGGTACATTGTTGTCTATAGATACCGCTAATAATACATTAACTGTTAGCAAGTTAACTAGAAGTATTACAACCCCTACTACTATACAGAGATATATCGCTACAGGTACAACTTCTATTCTAAGTAGTAATGCGTACACATCTAATACAATTGCTAAAGGTATTATCAAAGGATTTTCGAATAGAGAAATTTATGTAAAGAGAATACAGTTTGAAAATGAGTTTGTAACCAATTCTCTTATATACGGCGAACAGACTGGATCTACTGCTAAATTAATAAATATTGCACCAGATGATACTACGCGACCTATCGGTCTCAACGCAAATATTTTAGCAGATGCTATAACCGCGGATGGTACAGTAACGGGTATTCAAGTTATCGATTCCGGCTTTGGTTACAGAACTGATCAAGAATTAACATATGTGTCCTCTGATGGTTTGCGTTCTGGTACTGCAACTGCAATAGACGCAGGGGTAGGTGTTGGAACTGGTTATTATAGAACGTCTAAAGGTTTTGTGAGTGATGTATCTAAAGTACATGACGGCGACTATTATCAAGAGTACTCATATGATATTACCTCTAGAATACCTTTAGATAAGTATTCTGAAATGTTTAAGAAAGTTATGCACACCGCAGGCACTAGATTCTTTGGCAATGTATTAATAGACACGGTTGCTAAACTAGTACCGGATGCTGTTGATGGTTATATTAGCTTAGCTAATACTGAAGTAGAAATTGCTAACTCTTCAGCATTCGTTATTCAGGATCGTTATGTTGTTGATATCGCTGATCGTAAGAAGGTTAATATAGAAATCCGTGATTAATAATCACTATAAATATATTAAAATAGGAACACCCATAAGTTATGAGCACATACTACACAGTTACTAATAAGCTAAAGGTAGAAACTGCTGAATCGTTCTTGCGTTCAGTGCAGAGTAATTCTTCTTACTATATTTTTGCAGCAAAGCACACTCCGTACTCTGGCGGCGATTTGAACGTTCCTAACCCTTTAGATAATGTTAAAACAGAATTGGATATCTATAACGATATGCTTTTTGGAAAGCGTATTAAGCAAGATGATATCTACATGATGGCTAAACGTTATACCTGGTCGTCTGGTACAGTATATACTATGTATGATGATAGTGTCGATTTAAGAGATGAGAAATTCTATGTCACTGTTAAAGTAGGCACTGATTATAACATCTATAAATGCTTATCTAATAATAATGGAGCGCCTTCGACACAAGAGCCTTTCGGATATGATGTCACACCTACAGAATATCTACAAGATGGCTATGTGTGGAAATATATGTATTCGGTAACCGAATATTATATGCGCAGATTCGGCACAGCTGCATTTATCCCTATTATTCCAAATCCAGTTGTTACTGCAGCAGCTATCCCTGGCACTATCGATGTTATTAAACTAGAAACACAGGGTTACGGTTATGATAATTATACCTCTGGAGCGTTTCCGCAATATAGTGATATCGCAATCAACAATAATGTTCTTCAATATGGTCTAGACTATAGTGCTTCTAGTAGAGGTGGTTTCTATAAAGATTGTATGTTGATGGTCACAGAGCCGCAGAGTCCTGCTTATGGCGAACATAAGATTATCACAGATTACTATATTAATACTGATGGAAAAAAGGTCGTTGTCTTAGATTCGCCTTTCTTAAACACAGTAAGACCAGGTGATACATACGAAATTTATCCTAATGTTTTTGTCTACGATATAAGTGGAACAAGCACAGATACCTGCTATGCTAGAGCTATTATTTCTCCTGCTGCTGGTAATTCTATTTCTAGAATAGAAGTTATTAAGCCCGGAGTTGGCTATACCAACGTTATCACTAAAATCAAAACAGATAGCACAGTTAATGTAACCATTCCAGCACAGGTAAGAGCAATCGCAGTTCCTGCTGGAGGGCATGGCTCTAATCTCACTAATGAAATTAACGGTCATTATGTAGGAATTTCTCAGAGCTTTACAGGCGATAATACACCACTAATCGCCAGTAATGATTTCCGTACAATCGGCATACTAAAAGATCCCAGATTTGCAAACGTAAATATTCGTATCGACACTACTACTATACAAGGTTCGTTTATTAAGGGTGAAGATATTCATCGTTATAAACCTGTTAGAGTTTTTGGCAATGTAGAAATACAACAAGATTCTACTGTTATAGGTACCAATACTAAATTTACAAGTTGGTTTAGATATAATGATCGAGTTATTATTAATAATGGTTCTTCGAATATTTTAAGTAATATTAGTGATATCTATAGCGACACATCAATGAAAATTGCAGATGTTCCTTCTTTTACAGCAGCTAATTGCTCTATATATCTAATCGAAAGTACTCGTTTTGGTACACTAAAAAAGATAAATCCGACCTCTTTTGATCTAACGAATGTAGAGGCAATCGGTTTTGATGCAAGCCAGGCACTATTAGGAACATCTTCTTTTAGTACAGTAAAGGTTTCCAATACCGTACCATATGTTACTGTAAATGGCCGTGACGCTGAATCTTTCACATCGTTTAATCAGCTCTCTACTTTTGTAGGGCAAGCAACATCTCCTAATTTGTTTCAAGAAGATGAACTGATCCAGCAGGACATGGATACTACATATGAAGATTCTGAGTTAATACCATCCGCTAGGTTCCACTCGATTACAACAAGCGTCAATGGTTTGGAAGATCGGGTATATGTAACTAATGTAAGCAATAAATTTAATCTTGGTTCAATACGTGGCACTATAAGTGATGCCTACTTCACGCCACAGTATAAATATGATGGAGAACTTATTAAAGATAGCGGAGAGATTTTCTATATTGAAAATCTATCGCCTATCACACGTAATACCGATCAAACAGAGACCATAAAAATCATATTGGAGTTTTGAGTTAAATGTCAATTCAGACAGATCTGAGCACTTCGCCATACTTTGACGACTATAACGAACAAAAAGATTTCTACAAGATTCTTTTTCGTCCAGGTGTTGCGGTTCAGGCACGGGAACTAAATCAGCTTCAGACTCTTCTTCAGAAGCAGATCGAGCGATTCGGAAATAATATCTTCAAGCAAGGTACTATTATTGACGGCTGTAGCATCGCTTATCATTCTGATATGAAATATGTTAAGATTCGTGATATTCAGACAGATTCTGTGCCTGTTAATGTAGAATCTTATAAGGGGTATAGAATAAAAAATAGCAATAATATCACGCCTTTAGAAGCGTCTATCATTGAAACTGCTATAGGTTTTGAATCTACTAGACCAGATCTTAATACTCTATTCGTAAGATATATAAACTCCGGCACTAAGACAGGCGGTCCTGCTGAAGGTCAGTCTACTTTTGAACCTAACGAAATCCTAACAGTCTATAGTCCAGATAATAAAATTGAAAAGATTAATATTAATGAAAAATCTTCTGGTTTTTCATCTACTGATAGTGTTGTCGTTCTAAGCGCTATTGCTGTACAAAATACAACAGGAGGCACAGCTTTTGCCAACAATTTCTCTGTTGGTAATTATCTATCAGATGGTACAGCAAACGTACAGATTACAGGCATAGACACAGTTTCGGTGCCTAATACTGTAGTGCTGAAAATTACACCTAGAGCAGTGGACCTGAAAGCAGCAGATTATTCTAAGTGGGCGTTATCTGTAGGCAATACAGTGAGAGCACCTACTTCCAGTCCTGCTATAATTGTTAATCAGATAGGTTCCGGGGCTTCTGCTACGTTAACCACATCTGCGCTGGGTAGAGTCGAAAACATTAATGTTGTTAATTCCGGTTCTGGTTACACAGTATTACCTAACATTTCTATCGTTTCCCCTAGTGCTTCAGTAAACCAGATTCAGTTATTCTCAGCCACCGCACAGAATTACTTGACTAATATCACTGTTGCTAGTGAACAGTTTACACCAATAGGTAATACATATGCTATCACAGTTAGCGAAGGTATTATTTACCAGAAGGGGTATTTCTCTCGTGTAAAAGAAAACCTAGTTATTGTAGAAAAATACAATAATATGCCAGATCTAAAATCTGTAGGTTTCGAAACTGTTGAAACTATTATTACATCTAATGATGATGATTCCTTGTTGGATAACGCAACCGGTGCACCTAACTATACCGCACCAGGCGCTAACCGCCTACAACTAATGCCTAATCTAGTTGTTCTTGACAAAGCAGAGGCAGATAGAAGATCCGACTGGCTTTATATCATAGAATTTAATAACGGTCAACCATATAAGCAAAACACACAAACTGTTTATAATAAGATCGGCAATTATGTTGCACAGCGTCAATATGAAACAGCGGGCAACTTTGTATTAAACCCATTTTTACTTAATACAAAGAACGCTAGTTCATTTGTTGATGAAGCTACCAAGTTTAATATTGTGATCGATCCTGGCACGGGGTATATTAATGGCACCCGTGTAGAAACTCTTAATAACTACGAACAGTCTGTTAATAAGGGTACAGATACACAGAAGGTAGAAAACGGCAATATCTCTATTAACTTTGGTAATTATGTTTACGTTAAAGAATACGCTGGTAATTTTAACTTTAAAACAGGTGCCACCGTATACCTATATCCGACTGCGGGAACATATCTTACTTCTAAAGCAGGATCTGCGATAAGTGCTACCGGGTTGGGCTCTTATGTAGGTAGAGCCCGTATTAGATCTGTAATTTATGATTCTGGCGTTCCAGGTTCTCCAGATTGTGTTTATCGTCTATATCTGTTTGATATCAACATGAACGCTGGCAAGAACTTCTCGGATGTAAAATCTATTTTCTACGATCAGGATACATACGCTATATGCGATGTTGTTCTAGAGAATGGCGTGGCAAATATTAAGGATAATCAACTTTCAAGCCTTATCTATTATGCAGGTAATCCGGCTGTAGCTAATGTATCAGCTGTTTCTTATAATTATCGCACAGTTAACAATTATACAGTATCTACAGGCGGTGTTATTACTATTGCGTTAGCTTCATCTGGTAGCGA